TTTGCTTATCCTTTAGAGGGAGACGGCAATACACTAGAGCAGTCTATGGTAGGAGACAGAAATACTAGCAGCAGAGTAAATACTCAAACGCTTACAACCGTTTTAAAAGCTATGGACGCAGCGACAAATGCTGAGTTTAATCTATTAGCCGCAGGGTATCCGTCGGCGGTAGTAGTGGACAGAAACGGCAACTATATAGCTTTAGGACTTGACGACGGGATCGACTTTACAGTCGTAGCATCGACAGGGGGAGCTAAAACCGACGGAAATATGTACACCTTAACAGGAGTCGCAACAACTAAAGACCTTGCGCCTTTCCTAGATTCGGCTACACAAACCTCGTTTTTAGCGGTAGTATCTTAATTTAGTTTTATTCTCTCAAAGAGCCTTGCATTAATTTGTGAGGCTTTTTTTTGCTTAAATAATAACAAAACAAACTATTTTTTGTTTTAATTATATACAAGTTTGTTTTATGATAGTAAACCCTAGATTAACGACTCACACTATAAAGCTAGTACCTAGATTTTCAACGTCTAATGTATTGACGCTTACAGTTACGGATAGTACTTTAGGAACGTCTACAGATTTAAACCCCAACTATACAACGGGAGGCGATTATAAGCTATCTTTAACGTTTGACTATACGTTTACAAATGAAAGTAGCTATCAGTTAAAATTAACCGACTCAGTAACTAACGAGATAGTTTACAGAGGCTTAGTTTTAGCAACTACTCAGAACTCACAAACCTATAAGCTAACGGATAACCTATACAGATGGTAATATTATGAGCGAGATAAAATTAATAACACTCACGAACTACGTCAGACCGCCTTTAATGGAGGACAAGTCTAGGGATTGGGTAATGAATGGCAAATTAAACCAGTACTATAACTATATTATAGACAGGAATAACGGCTCTCCTACAAATGCGAGTATAAACGAGTCCTATACTACCTTAATATATGGCAAAGGACTACGCACATCGAGCGGAGCTTTAGGCGCTGAGGGTTGGGGTAGACTGCAAACGATATTAAGACCTAGAGAATTGCGTAAAATGGTGCGAGACTTTCAAGTTTTCGGCGAGTTTTCTTTTGAAATAATCGAAAGCAAGGGCGGAGATTTACATTCTTTAACTCACGTACCTAAAGAGATGTTAATTCCTGCGATTGCAAACGAAAAAAACGAAATAGAAAAGTATTGGTTTTCTAGGAATTGGCAGAAATATACCGATATAGATTACACGCCTATCTCATTCCCTGCGTTTGGAGCGCAAAAAGGAAACTCGATGTTTGTAGCTAGACCTTATACCGTAGGTAACGAGTACTTTGGTAGTCCAGATTATAGCTCGGCTTTAGTATTTGCTGAAATTGAAGAGGAGCTATCCAATATGTATATCTCGTCTATTAAAAACGGATTAAGCGCAGGCTATATTATCAATATACCAAACGGAACTAATTACACTCCAGAGGAAAAGGAAGAGTTTGAAAGACAGGTTAAAAAGAAACTTACGTCTAGCTCGAACGCGTCATCTTTTATTATTAGTTTTAACGACCAAGAGGTAGCTATAGATATAACGCCGTTTCCTGTTAATAGTAGCGTTCACAAGCAATGGGATACGCTTACAGAGCAAGCTAAAACGCAGTTAATGACTGCGCACAGAGTAATATCTCCTAGTCTTGTAGGCTTATCGTCTGCGAGTGGTTTTAGCTCTGTAGCCGACGAGATGGATATGAGCGAGCGCCAAACTATTAAGAGGGTAATAAAGCCAAAACAAGACTTTGTTATCGAGGCTCTAGAGGAGGTGTTAGTACATTACGGGATTAACCTAGATTTATACTTTGCGCCTTTAACAGAGGAGAAAATAGAAGTTAAAGAGGAAACCGCAGAGCTAAGCTCTCACGTTTGCATGAGCGACGGAGCGCCTACTGAACTAGCCGACTCTTTAATAGAGTTAGGCGAAACCCTAGACGCCTCAGAGTGGACGATGCTAAGTAGTGCGGACGTAGATTACGATACAGACGGCGATTTGTACGATTTGGTAGAGTTTGCAACGTCTACAGGAACGGCTAGACCTAACTCAAAGAGTGCGCAGGATAGCAAAGAGATAGCTATACGCTACAGATACGTAGGAAACCCAAATCCGCAGAGAGAATTTTGTAAAAAAATGATGCAAGCTAATAAGCTATATCGAAAAGAGGATATTTTGCAAATGAATAAGGCAGGAATAAACGACGGCTTTGGACTAGGCGGTACAAATAACTATAGTATCTGGTTATATAAAGGCGGAGGTAAAATGTCGGATAACTTTCCGCAGGGAACTTGTCGCCACAAATGGCAAAGAGAGATATACCTAAAGAAAGGTAGTAGTTTAGACGTTAACTCGCCTCTAGCTAAAACTATTAGTACCTCAGAGGCACGCAGAAAGGGATACAAAGTACCTACAAATGAGAATATAGTATCTATTAAACCTCATAACGCATAAGATATGGCAGAATTTCTATTTATATCCCCGACAGAGATTAAACAATCTACCGTAGTAGGCGGTAACGTGGACGACGACAAGTTTGTGTTTGTGATTTCAGACGTACAAAACACAACAATACTCCCGTTATTAGGGCAGGAACTTTACGACGTAATACTAGCAGGCGCAGACGCAGGTAATTTAACAGGATTATACCTTGAATTATATACTAAATATGTGCAACCGATAACGAAATATCAAACGGTAGCAAATTTCGTGCTAATTAGTAACTATATGGTGGCAAATGGCGGATCGGTTTCGCATACCTCAGATAACGCTCAGTTAATGAGTGCGGAGGAGTTGACTAGATTGTCAAATACTTACGCAGGAATGGCAGATACCTTTATAGATAGGTTTGAGGATTGGATAATATTAAACCATTTAGACGAATACAAGACAACACAGGACGGCGTAGACGCATCGAAACACGTATCTAATAGGAGCGGTTGGTATTTTGGTAATCCGTCTAATAGAATACAAAATCCGTACCCACAGAGTCCAGACGATATAATTTCATACTAGTAATATATGGCAATTTGTACAATACAAAGAGGATATACAGAGTCTTGTAAAGACTTTCAAGGTGGCATAGATAAGCTGTATCTATTCCCTTACGTAAAGTATGGGGTTAGCGATGTTTTGTTTGGTGGTTTCTCTAAGCTCTCAAATCCTAACGCTCAAAATATTACGCAGTTTCCACAAACTACGATATATGAGTACGAGGCTGTAAATATTAGCTACTCAGAAAACGCAAGCGTAACAGGTGGCGGTGTAGAGTGGTCGCAAGACTTGAGCTTTACAATACCTCGTAGTTTTGTAGATTTGAACGTTTACAAGTTAATGAGGCAAGACTATTGCGCTATCATTTTAGACCGTAATGGTAACTATAGAATTATAGGACTATGGAACGGCGGAGAGGTTACAATAAGCGCAGGAACGGGAGGCGAAAAAAGCGCCATGAATGGCTCTACAGTAACTCTAAAAGCTAGAGAGGATAATCAAGCGTATTTTTTAAGCAACTTTGCAACAGATTTCACTATATTTAATAACGAAAGTATTAACTTTTTAGAGTTTAACGTTAATACCGATATTATAGCGACCTCAGACTTTTTTAATATAACAACGGGCGCAGGAACTTTCCTATATGATGTAACTACAGACGAGGGATATAGCGCTACAGGATTAACGGGAGACCATTTAATAACGTTTCCGAGTGGCTCTGGCATACACAAAGTAAGTATTTCGGGTGTATTCCCTGCGTTTGATTTTACAGGTAATGCGGATATACTTAAAATAACGGAGTTATCAAATTTTGGTATATACGGACTAGGCTCTACGAATCAAGAGGACGCTTTTAGCGGTTGCACAAATTTAACTATAAGCGCAACAGATGGAGGTAACTTTTCAAACGTTCTTAATTTTGAGCAAGCCTTTGACGAGTGCGAGGCTTTAACAAGTTTTCCTTTAATTGATACGGGCAAAGGCGAGGATTTCGATAGCACGTGGCAGGACTGCGCAGTTTTAACGGAGTTTCCTTTGTTAGATTTTAGTAGCGGTACGTCTTTTGTTTCAACGTGGCAAGGTTGTCTTTTACTAAAGACTTTCCCGTCTAACGCTTTTGATAATTGCACAGCAACAAATTTCACGCAGGCTTTTAGAAATACAGGATTGAATACACAATCAATAGATAATATACTCGAAAGCCTAGACGTCGCAGGACAGATAAACGGAACTTTTGACCAAACGGGAGGGCAAGCTCCTAGCTCTGTAGGACTAGCAGCAAAGGCAAGCCTAGAGGCTAAAGGGTGGACAATATCAGTAACAACTTAATAAATATATAAAAAATGAAAATTTACGTCGATACAGTAACAAAAGAGCTAGTTTTAAACAACGGAATCGAATACCGCTACCCTGCGTATTGTGAAATCCAAAGACAAAAGCAAGGGGATTTTATTATCATTAAAACAACTAATAACGTAGCCGTTTTAGATAAAACAATTTACTCGGATCTACAAGACGAGGCAGGAACGGCATACGCAAGTTTTGCAGCCTTAAAAACGGCTTTGGATTCTTACTTTGATTCTACGCTATAATGAGTAGGCGCAGAGTCATGATGATGTTATTCGGTAGTGGTATACCGAATTTACTCGCTACTTTACAAGCGAGAGCAACATATTACGAAAACCAAACCTGTACCACAGCAATTTTAGATAAAATAGAAAAAATACAATAATATGAGTAACTTACTAGACCTTGCGAGTATTGTGCTAACTCCGACCGCCTACAATAACGGCGAGGCACTATGTATAAAACCAGACGACGCAAGCGGAGATTTTCAATTTTCACGTAATAGCGCCGCCACGCGTGTAAACGCACAAGGTTTAGTTGAAAACGTACAGATACTATCGAGTAATTTGGTGACTAATGGAGATTTTGATACGGATAGTGATTGGACAAAAGGCACAGGGTGGAGTATTTCAGATGGTAAAGCGGTTGCAGTATCGGGTACTTCCTCAAAATTAACACAATCAATAAGTGGTTTAAGCGGTAAAAAATGTAGTGTAACTTTTACTTTATCTAATTATGGTGGTAATGGTACTATAAAACTTGATTTTGGGAGTTTAGTTGGGCAAGATAGAAATGCAAACGGCACCTATACAGAGGTGGGAACTTATGATATTGATAGACTTGAGTTTTTTAAAAATAGCTCATTTAGTGGCTCAATAGACAACGTTTCAGTAATAGAAATTACTACCGATACCTCCCTACCCCGTATAAACTACGAGGGGTTTAGTTATGATGGTAGCGGTAATGTAGTGCCAGATAGTGGGTGCGGAAGTTGGTTGTTTGAACCGCAGAGTACCAACCTAATAACGTATTCAGAGGATTTGTCTACTTACTCAACAACAAATGTAACGGTAAGCGCAACAACGGAAAAATCCCCAATAAATTCAGTTGCCCCTTTTTTAATAACAGAAACTCCAGCATCAAACCAACACTTTATAGGCGGAAATTTTATTTCATTAAATGGAAACAATACAATATTTTGTTTTGTAAAAAACGTAAGTTTAGGAAGATATTTTAAAATATGGGGTTTTGGATTAGGTGCTCTAAATGAAGCAGTAATTTTTGACACAAATACAGAAACTATTTACGAGCCGCCAACTTCAAATGTGTATGTTGGGGGAAGTGCAAAGTTGGAAGATTATGGTAATGGTTGGTTTAGATGCTCAATAACAATAAACACAACGACAACAAACAGTTTAGCAATAGGGCTTATTAACACAGTAACGGGATTTGGCAATAATACGTATTTAGGTGATATAACAAAGTCAGTATTAATTACGGGTATTCAAGTAGAACAACAATCCTACGCAACATCTTACATACCCACATCGGGAACATCAGTAACACGTAACCAAGACGTATGCACCAATGGCGGTAGTTTAGCAAGTATAAATAGCACAGAGGGTGTTTTATATGCAGAGATAGCAGCTTTGGCAGATGATGGAACAACAAGGTTTTTAGGTTTAAATGATGGTAGCAATTCTAATAGAGTAGTTATATTGTATTTTAGTTCAACAAATAAAATAAGAGCAATAGTTTCAAGTGGTGGTACAAAGTACGTTGATATAAATTATCAATTAACTAATATTTTAGATTTTCACAAGGTAGCAATTAAGTATAAATTAAATGACTTTGCTTTTTGGATTGATGGTGTTGAGGTTGCAACAGATACAAGTTTAAACGCACCTATTGGATTGGATAGATTAGATTTTTTACTTGCTGGTGCAAACAATTTCTTCGGAAAAACAAAAGCACTTGCAGTATTTCCATATTTAAGCGACCAAGAACTAACAGCTTTAACAACAATATAATGAATATATACAAGACAAATTTTCCAACAGAACAAGAGGGCAAAGACTACCTTTTAAGTATTGGTGTTTTAGTTGAAACAGATAACGAAATAGTATTTGCAAAAGATACGGCAGCGGTTGTTTATATCGGTAAGGTTGTAAAGATACCAGCTACTTATGATGCAGATGGTAATATAATTACTCCAGCGGTTTACTATGACGGTTATGCTATCGATGTAATGAGCAGCTTGGATTTAGACTTTGGAGAATTTATGGTGTACCCAATAGAGGCAGCACATAGTTTTTACGGTTACCCAAGAAATGCGGAAGTACCACCAACAAACGAATAAAAAATGTATAGAATTTTAGCGGATTATATTACTTTGGGGGTTTGGGGAATGAGCATGGCTAACACAATGACAAACTTTGATATAGCGAGCGCCTCAAGCGTTGCGCAGTTAGTTTTATCTATTTTAGGTATTGTATATCTAGGCGTTAAAATTGTAAACGAATCCCTAAACGGGCAAATCAACAGAGAGGGCAAGCGTTTAGAAAACGAGCGAGCTAATCGAGATTTAATAGACGATAAAAATGAGAAACTTTAATTTAAAAGAGTTTGATAGCCCCGATTTAAGCGGATCGGGTTTAAATATGGATAAAGACTTTCTCTCTATGCTAGATAATGCGAGAGACATCGCTAAAACGCCGTTTAAGATAACGTCTGGTTATAGGACTAAAGAGCATAACG